AAAATACGCTGGATGACGCCAGTGGGCGTCTTTTTTTGTTGGCAGGGCGGAGCAGAGCGAGACTTTGTCAACAGCACCATTCTTGATCGCATTTCGGGAAAGCTCAACTTCAAATTCTCCATATTCTAAAAGCCCATGTCTTGCAAGGCGCTCCATATCCAGAGAAGAAAGGAGTGTTGTTCCGCCCATAAACATGATTCCTGCAATACCTAACGAAAGAACAGTTACAATCCACTTTTTCCGGTTGCGGGAACTTCCCATAATAGCCAGTGAAAAAGGGGTGATTTTCCGATGTAGTTTCTTTGAAACAGCAGGAAAACTCTCATATCCGGTGTTTTTTGCTGCCTCGATCGGTGAAATACTGCCTGCAATTTTTGCAGGCTTGCTCATAGCCAGCCATATCATGCCATAGACAAGAAGGAAAATTACAATACTGGTTATTGCGGTATTACCCCAGCTCCATCCGTTTGGCTTGAACAGAAAAGCTGCAATCCCACCGATTACCAGCCCTAAAGCTGTACCATAAACACAGAAAATCCTACCTTGTACCCGAAGAATTTTCTTAATCTGTTTTGCAGTTGTTCCCATTGTACGCAACTGCCCAAATTCCCGCACCTGATTATGCACATAAATATAAAAAATACTGTAAATCACCAAATAACTAACAAAAAGTACAGCAAAAGAAAAGATCATAACAATCTGAATATCTTCCCAATTCGGCTCCAGAGAGGAAAGAAAACCATCGTTCGGATCAGAATTTTGCGCTGGAATACCATAGTCAGCTTCAATCTGCTTGGTCATGGCTTCAAATACCTGCTTGGACATTTCATCCGCATGAGCAAATTGAACAGCCAGCGCTGTTACAGAATGCTGGAATTGGCTTCCCGCTTCTGTATATTGTTTGGAACAGAAAAGGGAGTAGACCCGTTCTGTGGAACCACTGTCTGTAAGGCCTACCACAGTAAAGTTTTCCGTATTTCCATCATAAAACGGGATTGTGATTGTTACCCCCAACTCCACCGGAAGCCCCAGTTGCTCCAAATATGCCTTATCCACAGCTACATCATAAAGGTCTATGGGATACTGTCCTTCCACAATTTCATCCATAACGATTTGGCTGTTATTTTGCTCGATATAGACAGGGATCACCAGATAGTTTTCAATCTGCGTATTGGCCGCCTGCATATATATCTTTGAATCCGAAATTCTTTCATCATGCCGCAGGGTCTGCATCTGTTCATCGTTCAGATTGTGATATAACATCTGACTTGACACAAGCAATTCTCGTTTTGCTTCGGTTTCCATCCCAATCACAGACAAAGCAAAGCCAGACAGCAAGGCAACTGCCAACGCGATGGTCAAAACAGATAAAAATGTTTTAACCCGGCTTTGACTGATACTGTGCTTGGCATACTTTTTGACAATCCGGCTAGTATCATTTTCAAATGGTAATGTCATAGTCATTCACTCCTTTCGCTGTCATCCTAACCCCCAAATGTTGCAGAAATATCCCAAAGGCTCAACAGTTTAAGGGTGAATTGCTTCAATTTTAACCTGGCTTGATGTCTATGGCATCCGTGAAGTTACTGACGCCGCACTAATCCAAGATGTGCTTAGTTCTCCGAGAAAGTATATCTGCTTCTGATGGAGGGCGAGATGGGAAAGAGAAAACATAAAGCTCCGCAAATGCCAGCTTGGTTTTGGTACGGCATTGTAGACGGCTGCTGGTGCTGCAAAAATCGCCATAACTGCAACCAGTGTAAAGAAGTCCGTAAATACCGCAAGCAGCATTTCCCACCCAAAGAAAAAAGTAGGCATGGCAAAGCCGATCATGATGATCGAGGAGAATAACCATGAGAGCAACAAAGCAATTCAATAACGTAGACACCCAGAGCAAAATTGCAATCAATACTGACGAGCTTCAGGCCATGTTGAGTTGTGGCCGGTATTCTGCCGTACAGATTGGCGAGGCTGCTGAGGCTCGTATCCAGATCGGGAAGCGAATCTTCTGGAATGTCGAAAAGATCAAAAGCTACATCAACTCTATTTCTGTATAGGAGACTGCCGTATGAACACTTACCTGACCATCATGGTGACGGTCTTAGTTCTTACTCAGATTGTCCGTATCGTTCAAAACACCATCCAGCTTCGCCGGCAGTATAAGCTGTTTCAGGCTCAACTCGGACAGCTGGATGACATCACCCAAGAGGATCTTGATATGCAACGCAGGGCATATCGTTTGATTGTGGACTACTTAGAACGCCATGAAAAGTAATACCGTTTGGAGAACCATTTTCTTCTGTATCAAACGGAAGCATCCAGACTGGAGTAACAAGCGTATTACCGCTTGCACCAGATACGCATACAGGAGGAGCTGTTCGAGGTTAAGGCAGACTTGCCATACCTATGTGAGATTGAGAAGTTCTGTTTTAACTGTGGAGCAAGAATGGTAAAGGAGATCGAAAAGCAATGACCAAAAAAGAAGCCATTCATTTCCTCTATCAAATTGCCGATGAGATACAGTCATTTCTTGACAAAACCTCGTCCTCCAAAAGGCAATGAACTTCTCACAAACGCCTCGAAGCATTAAGTATGGCAATTTCCGCCTTATACGATCTGTCCCAAGCCGAAGAAGACAGTAGGCTAATCATCCCGCCTTGTAAAGTAGGAGATACGGTATGGGTTATCACTGGCACAACAATAAAACTCTGTACCGTAGATCGCATTCATATTTTGGGAAACGGGCAAATGCAAATAAGGGCGAAATACTTTGTCACAGATAATATCTACCTGTATCCCGATATGTTTGGGAAAACTGTGTTTCTAACTTGCGCCGAAGCGGAAGCTGCCATAGAAGCACGGAAAGGAGACAAAGAGTAAGATGAACTTTAAGCAGTTTGTCCGGTGGATGTTGGTTTGCTTTGTTCAAACTCATATCAGACATTGCCAGGAATGCCTTGGCAGTAATGGGCACTGCCAAGAGTGTAACGACTGGCACCATTTGTTCCGCAGAGACTGGCAACGGACGTATTGGAGAAGGAGGTTCTGACCATGAGCAATAACGCGAACTGCATCACTTGTAGGCACAAAAAGGACTTCTTAGTTCCGTGCGATTGGTTGAAAAACCAAAGAGCAGTGATTATGCCGCCCTGCCCAAGATACGAGTCCGAAGAGGAGGATACCGATGCCCGAATTAAACTTAAAGCCATTACCTTGCCCATTTTGCGGCAGCACAAAGCTGAAAGTCGATCAGAAAGCAAGCAGTAATACGAAGTGGAACCCCGAAACAGGGAGATGCGATAAACTGGTCGTCGTTACAGTTCGTTGCAACAAATGCCACACGAGAGGCCCGACAGTCTCTATGTACGCAGGGTGGTATGATCGGCCTGCTCAGGTTTTGAATAATGCTGCTATCGAAGCCTGGAATCAGCGTATCGAAAAAGAGGTGGCTAACGATACCATTTGTTGTTGATAGCATAAAAAAGAGCGTAGGTGAAAACCCTACGCTCTTATAGCTTTAGATTTCTTCGCCATTATCATTTCTGAGAAATCTTCCTTCAAAATGACAGTCCAGCGCATTGGCGATCTCTGCTAATTCCTTTTCACTGAAATTATCACGTCTGAATTTACCACTAAGATTTTGAGAAGTACAGTTAAGCCGCGACGCTAATTCTTTCAAAGTCATGTTACGCTTGATAAGTGCGATTTTGATTTTCTCGGCCATTGCCATACTAACACCTCACAATCTTTGCTAAATCATTATAAATTGTTAAAGCACAAAAATCAATAGACAGTTTTCAAAGTAACCTATTAGCGATTTTATCGCTTGACTTTAGAAACCCCTCAAGATATTATGTAACTGTAGACTTACCATCGAAACAAAGGAGGATGATAAGTATGGCTGGCTTAAAACGAACAGACAACAAAGGCCGTATCTTAAAAGACGGCGAAACCCAAAGGAAAGACGGTACCTATCGTTTTACTTACACCGACGCAGATGGTGTTCGGCATGACGTGTATAGCAAACGGCTGGTTCCAACTGACCGCCTCCCTCCGGGCTGCAAAGACGATCTCTGCCTTAGAGAAAAAGAACGAAAGATCAACCGCGATCTGGAAGACGGCATCAAGGCTGCGGTCGAAAACAAAGCTACGCTCAATGATCTGTTCGAGTTGTATATGGCAAACAAGCCCGAGCTGAAAGATACCACTCGTAGCAATTACCTCTATATGTATAACAAGTATGTGAGGAACGATATTGGCAAGAAAAAGATAGCCAGTATCAAATATTCAGATGTCAAGGCTTTCTATAACAAGCTCATCAAAGAGAAGGGCTTCAAGCCTAACTCTATGGAAATTATTCACACCATCATCCACCCCATATTTACTCTGGCCGTCCGTGATAATTACATCCGTATCAACCCGGCTACCGGAGCGATGGCGGAAATCAAAAAGAGCCACAACTGGGAGAAGCCAAAGCGTCACGCGCTGACCATCGCAGAGCAGACAGCATTTATTGACTATATGAGAAATCACAAAGTTTATAATCATTGGCTCCCCTTGTTCACTGTCTTGCTTGGTACTGGATGCCGTATCGGTGAAGCCATTGGTCTGCGCTGGGAAGACTGCGACTTTGACGAAGGAATCATCAGTATCAACCACAATATGGTCTACCGAAAGTATGAGGAAGACGAAAAGGCACGTTTCCATATCGTAACACCAAAAACAAGCGCTGGCGTCCGTATTGTGCCTATGTTATCAGAGGTCAAAGCCGCTCTGCAGGCAGAATGGGAAACACAAAAGATAGTCGGGTTCAATGAGTCCGTTGTTGACGGGTATACTGGCTTCATCTTCCAAAACCGCTACGGCGACCCTCTCTCTCCTCATAGTGTCAACCGAGCTATTGACCGCATTTGTGCCGCCTACATCGAAGATGAAACGGTACTGGCCGATCAAGAGGGGCGAGATCCTGTATTGATTCGTCACTTTTCTGCTCATAATCTGCGTCATACTTTCTGTACGCGGTTTTGTGAGAACGAGCGAAATATTAAAGTCATTCAGGAAATCATGGGTCATGCTGATATTGAAACTACCATGAACATCTATGCCGAAGCTACGAAGGAAAAGAAGAAAGAATCTTTCTCCAACCTCGAAGGAAAAATCAAGATCTCTTGAGGAGGATTTCAATGGGAAAGCTGATAGACCTTACTGACCGCACATTCGATATGCTGACCGTTATAAAAAGGGTTGAGGACAGAAAACCAGGCCGTCCTATGTGGTTGTGCCAGTGTGAGTGCGGCAATACCGTTGTCGTGTCCTCTACAAATCTGCTACGAACCAATAGTACAAAATCATGCGGCTGTCTTCGGCATACTCCCTCTCCCACCCTCATTGATTTGAGGGGCAAAACATTTGGCAAGTTGAAAGTAATAGAGAAAGATCCAGACTCAAAACCAGGTAAAGCGAAATGGGTTTGCGAATGCAAATGCGGAAACATCGTGTCTGTCCTCTCCGATAGTCTCCGCAATGGAAAAACCAGATCCTGCGGTTGCGCCCGATCTCAGATCAAGCATGACCTTACAAATCAGACGTTCGGTTTTCTTAACGTAATCGAGCCGGTAAAAAACGAGAGGATCAAAGGTAATGAAACTCGCTGGAAATGCCTCTGCCAGAATTGTGGACGCACCGTTGAGGTTAGCAGCTATTGGTTGAGGCATAGCGATCCCTATGGACACTGTAAATGTACCAGATTTAACAAACCTTTGTAAAAGCTATTTACAGCCTCTCTAAGCGCTTCAAATCTTAAAGGTAAAACTTACCCCCGAACAATTAAATCGCCGCTCCTGCGTTGCCCAGTGGCTCCGCTGGCAAAAAAAAGATAGGGTACAGAAATCCGTTGTGGAAATCTGTACCCTATCTTAATTCTCTTATCAAAAAAAACAGGGAGTCAGCCCGTAGGCCAACCCCCTGGTAAAAGAACCAACATTCGATTAGTCGCAACTTTGTCAATATAGATACTTCACAAGATCATCAGAAAGAAAATCTTTGATAACCAATGGAGGCTTTTTATCTTTATCAGCGTATGTCATTGTAGAATACTTGTCCACAGAAGCATCCTTAGAAAAGATAAAATCAATGAACTCCGCGTCAGCGCTACTCTCAATCGCTTTATCCTTCACGCGCAATGTTCTGGGTAAAAACCAATCGTTTATCTTATTTCCTTCCAAATCAAGATTCTCAGACAAACCAATCGTAAAATCTAAATTGGTTACACCGATTTTGTAAGTAAGGGTGACAGTCTTCATATCTTTTACAACGCATACAACATTATTTGTCAGTGCGGGCAACATCGTCAAGCACGGAAGTTTTCTCTTCGCACCTCTGTATGTATGCTCCCTGTCATAGAAGATCTGACCAGCAGACAGCATTGAACTTTTTGCTTTGTCATAAAATTCTTGAGCACTGATAGAAGAATTTACGCCAGTCAAGTGCCTGAAGCGATCTGTCGGAAAAACTACTTCAAAGTAAGATTCTCCATACACATATAAGAAAACTCTACCAGCGAGTTTGTCCCGATACACTTCTGAGGCAGTTATGATTTGCTTGCGGATCTGTTCGTCCTTGATATTTTTCGTATCCATATCTCTGCCTCTTTCGACAAACATAATCATAGAAAAGGAGGAATAGCCAACGCTATTCCTCCTTAGCTGCTTGAGTAGAGAGTTTTCTGCTGGTTGTCAGCCGCGACGCCCAGTTAAAGCGTCTATTGGTGCGGAAATAATTAAGTCCCCCGCATGGACTACAGCAGTTAATTCCCGCTGCCGGACGCGACACCCAGTTAAGATGTCATTCGGCGTGGGTTTTTATCCTGTCCCACTCCCAGCACAACTTTTTACGGTGCTCTCACACCGGAAACATTACTGTTTCTATTATCATTATAGGCGGATTTCTCTGTTTTGTCAACAGGAAACTTCATCCACATAATGCGCCATTTTTTGGCCCCCACCGGGGTAAAACCGCGGTATGTTCGGCAAATGTGGTAAAGCTGTGGTAAAATGAAAATCGCTTCTCAAATGCTACAACTTTTTGTTCTAAAAACAGGCATCTTTCCTTGTTTTTAACCAATTTCAGAACATTTTTCAAGTATTACTCTCCGAGAGGCTTCATGGTAGAACAGGATGACCTCCCGGAAGGTGTCCGCGCCGGTGAGCAGCATGACG